TGGGAAAAAATATTTTTTATTCTTAAATTCAAAAGAACGTTTTACATTTTCTTGAATCTCTTTTTTCTCAACTTCACCATTTAAAAAGTTAGTCATTAACATCAATGTGTTTGCCATTTCATTTGCATCAACACGGTTAATTGTTTCTTTATCGATACCAGTTAATTCGCAGAATATCCTTCTGTTTAATCTCACATTGTGCAAATTCCTTTCTGCATCTAACGCCTTCACTTCGCTTTCTGAATTTGGCATATCATCTTCGGATGGTTCAGTAAATTGATTTTGTTTTATGATTCCATATATTTTTGAATAATCTTTTAAAATCATTTCATTCCATTGGTTTGGGATTTGACAAGATATTTCGCCAACTTTTAAATTTAACATCTTAGTTTGTTTTTTGCTTTCATATTCTGTAAAATTAACCGAAGTACAACACCTTTGTTTTGTTTAGTTCGAAGTAATAACGCATAATTATAGCATCGGACAAATCGGGTGAACGCCCTAATAAAGATTTAATTTTATCCTTTGGCGTTATGCTTAATTTGTTGTCTTTATCAATGTCGTGTTGCTTAACCATTTCAAATTCCATAATGATTTTTTGCTGCAATGATTTGTCTTTTGTATTTATGAAAATTTGACCGTTCATCACTTTTTCCGCAAACTTGTAATAACATTGTGTTTTTAGATTTCTAAAGTTTTCGTTGTTGACCGCCTTTGAATTATTCACGAATGATTTCGAACCCCTTAAAATGTCCACGAACCCACCACCAACACCATCAGAATCTGCAACGATATTTGAACGCTGAACGTTGTTTTCCTTCGCCATCTTATCCACGATTTCAGCAAGTTCAGAAATTGAATTTTTATCTAGTGTTTTGATTTGCTCAATTCGCCAATTGTGCCACAAACAAATTACAGATAAATCGCGCCCATATCTTGCAACATCAACCGAGATGTAACGCGACCCAACACCCGAAACAAATTCATTCGTAAACATATCGTTTAACGCATCAATTCCGAATAACTGGGAATCATCATCGGAATATTCCCAATCACCAAATAACAAACGCTTTTGGTTTACAATATCCAATTTTTTAAGTTGCTCAATATAGTGCTTTGAAATGTTTGGGTTGTCTGTTACTAATGACTGAACAAATTTTTTGTTGTCAGAAAGTTCATTGTTTTTGAATGGCTTGTAAAACTCAGAATAAATCCAACCTTTTGATGGGTTGCAAGTCATAAGAAGTTTTGGGATTAAATTGTTATTGTCAAGGTTGTAACGCATTCTTGATTGAATTACGTTGTATGCCATTGGTGTAATTTCTGTTGCTTCGTCTATGAATGCACCAGTTATTTCCATAGAACCCAAAGAATCAAAATTTGGGTCACTTGGATAATGAAACAAATCTTTCAATAATATCTCACTTTGGGTTTGATGAATTGTTATTAGTGATTTGGTTTCGTTATAGGTAAAATCAACATTGGCGGTTAACCCTTGCATTGAACAAACTTCGAACAATGAACGCAACGTTGTTTCCTTTAGGTTTTTGAGCCGTGAACGACCTATGACATATCTAGTATTTGGATATTTCAAACATTGCTTTAAAACCCAATAAACGCCAAGCATAGACTTACCACCACCCGCACCACCACCATAAAGAATGACATTGGTTTTGTTATCCTCTAAAAAATCAATTGCTATTGTTTGTTTTATTGATAGATTCATTCACCGCATAGGTTTTTGTTTCGTTCCAATTTATTGGTTGTCCATCTTGACCCGTTATTTCTTGACGTTCAACATAACCCCTATTTTTCCCCTTGCACTTTAAATAAAACAGAATCGTTGGAACGTTGCCATCTTTTATCAATTTCCACATTTCACTTTCTGCAATGTCTAATGCGATTTCGCCAATATCATCAACCGCCTTTTTAAATTCATCATCGGTTTTATAATATCTGTAAAACGTAGAACGCGAACATTTACCAAAGTGACACGCCAAAGTTACGTTGCCCATATTCTGTTCAAGGTTTTGTAATAATACATCCTTTGTGATTTCGGTTCTTTTTTGCTCCTTTTTTATAGGTTGTGCCATTTCGTTCAATTTGATTATTTCAAAAATACAAAAGGATTCAATTATATTTCACAAATTAAAGTTTTGTTTCATCTTCAAAATTATATAATTGATGATTGTAACCCCCTAATGATGCGATTGGAACATTCAATGATTCAACTATTGCAAACTCGAATACTTTAGATTTGTTATCATAACCCAATACTTCACCCCAGTTGTCGCATAATTGTAGCCACATTTCGTGCGTTTCTTCCGTTACCTTGATAGTTATAACCTTATTAAATTTTTCGTTGCTTAAATCGCTTCTTTCGCCTTCTTTTAAATATGCGTTTAGTGATTCGTATTTTTTGAAATCATCTGTGGGTTTATATTTATCAAATTCTGACATTGGATTAGGATTTATTTAAAACTAAGAATGGGCAGCAACCACGCCACCCATTCAACCAAAAAAAACCACCACCCAATAAAACAAACAAACAAATTGGGTTGTGGAATATGAATCACAAAAATAGTTTTAAATGGTCATTTAGTTTTCTAAAGTTTTCTTCTTTTCTGCATTTTCTTTTGCCAATGCATTTTGAACTTTGCCCATCTTCGCAAATAATCCGTTCAATCTTTTTTGTCGTGCTAGTTCAATTTCTATGAATGTCGTGCCAAAGTTATTTTCTCCGTGTTTCTTAATATAGGTTTGCAACATATTTTCGCATCCTTTAATTTGTTCTAATGTCCTGGATGACCAAATTGTTTTCATAATCATCAACATTTCTTCGCGTGGATTTAGGTTTATTCCCATTTTAGTTTTCTTTAATATCAAAAAAGTTAGTTGTATATTTTGTTTCAATGAGCATATCAACGGCACGGATTAGTGTTTGTGAATTAAATGTTCTTTCACCCATATCTACCAAATCCATCAATTGAAACGCCAATGGGTTTTGTTTTTCTATTATTTCCGCCCTTAGTATTTTAACCATTAATTCCGCATCACTTTGCCCCGTTTCAATAAGCCATTTATGAAATGCGGTTGGTTCTTCGATTAAAAAATTACAATGCTCTAAACAAGCCGAACATTCATCTGTGTTATCATAAATTTTGGCATCGCAACAATTTGAAACAACCCCAGTTCTAAATTCTGTTTGTGTGATTTTCATTTTAGTAAAGTTTTGACATTTTAGATAAAGTTAATTTTGCTTCATTGTTCCATCTTTCTGCGCCTTCAACATCACACAAATCTAAACATCTATTGCTTCTTTGTAATTGTATTTGAAAATCTAGTTCTAATCTTCCAAAATCTGAAAGTGTATTTTTATTTGTTTCTGAATTTAACATTTTAATGTGGTTTTTTTTGGTTATAAATTATGGGGGAATTTCACCCCCTTATTATTATTTATTTTACCCAAGTTCTTTGAGTTTCTACTAGCATACTTAAAGGTGCCTCGTCTATTGCTTTTTCACAACTTACTCTCTCAAAGTTGTTGACCATCTTACCATCTACATAATACTTGTTTGTCGCTTTGTGAGAAGTGCTATTATACTTTTGAAGTCTAACCAATTTATACTCTTTGTTGTTTGCTTTTAGTATTGTTGTTTGCTCTAAGTAATTCATTTTGTTTGTTTTTTTGTGGTTGTAAATAAATAATTATGTCCGCAAATATAAAACAAAGTTTCATTCCACAATACAAAAATCAAAAAAACTTTTATTTATTTTTAATCGTTGTCGTTAATTCATAGTTGTAACAATCTTTCAAAATGTCTACTATCACCAGTTCAATTGATGTTCTCAGAAGTTTACCCGCATATTTTATGGAGAATGTGCGTTTGTTATAGTCTAAGCTAACAACACCAAATTTTGTGTCTGTTATCATTATGCTTTTATGTTTTTTTGCTAATGCTACATCATCAACCGCCCATTCTAAACGTTTTCTATTTACCACAAACAAATCGTTGTGCGGTTTCTCACTAGCATTGATGATTTTTAATCTTTTCTTTGCATCTTGATAACGCCTATACTTTTTTGATATTATTTCACCATCGTATGTTGTCACACAAAAATGGTTTCCAATTGCTTCTAATTTATTCATTTGTTTGTTTTTAATTTCATTTAATACGTTGGAGGATTTGAATTGTTAATTAGATGGTAAACTATTTGATTTCCACCCCCAGCCAAAGGAATCATTATAGTAAAAGATTTATGTGGTTGCGCACTTGATGAAACACCTTGCAATTCATCCCATTTCGTGGAATTGGCATCAATGAAATCAATGTTGGGTGATGCGCAAATTGTGCCGTGACTATTCCAAAAATCCTTGTAAATAGTATCTAAACCTATTTCATAAACAGAACCCCATCCACCCAAATACTTTGATAAATCAAACACGTTTATTGTATCTCTGAAGTTATCTGTGAAACTGGTTGTGTCTTGCCCAAAATGAGAAAGTAAACTATTCAAAACAAAACCATTTGTAAAATAATGTGATTTTGCCACTTGATAATTTTGAACGCTATCTATTCTATGAATGCTATAATTATCACCCCACAGATAAGCCAAACTATTTTCATATTCCATTGTTACATTATTATTTGGAATAAGTAAAATGGAAATTATCAATGCTGAAATTATTGTTTTCATTTTATGTAAATTTTAGCCTCAAAATAGTTCAGTTTGTTTAACGTTTCTTTGTTTTGTAATTCCTAAAGCCGTTTCTAAAATTGTTTTTCCCGCTTCATAGTCAACCAGGTTTCTTGCAATTTTATTTAAACGTTGTGTGCCTTTGTACCTTCTAAAATCAAAATCATGAAATTCACATAGTTTGTTCACTTCATTTTCGGCTTGTGATAAACCTTTAAAATGTCTATCACTCAATTTATTTGGCAAATGAAAATTTGTCCAATACAAATGTCTATCCCTTTTTTTTGGGTTTAACATTGGTTCATAGTACGGTATGACATTTTCAACACAATATTTTCCTTTAAAATGATATTGCAAAAAAATTATTTCTTCATACAATTTCATATCGGGATAAATCGGCATTTTACCATTTGCACCAAATCCCCAATACCTTGCCTTTGAATGACTAGGACATGGAGGACTAGTCCAAATAATAGAAAATTCTGAATACCTTTCTTTTATAAATTTATGTGCATCTGTAATTATTACTTTGTCATTGGGGAATCTCTCTTGATATAACTTTGCCAGTTCTTCATCAAGTTCAATTGCGGTAACTTCTATTTGAACATTTGCTTCTTTTGCTACCTCATCCCATTTATAACGATTTCCGCCTAGCGAAGAATAAGCATTTAAAATTTTAATTTTTTCCATTGATTTAATAATTGTCGTAACAATAAGTTGGAAAATTAATGTCCTTTTTACTTCCAGGAATATTAAAATAAAAATATTCTAAAGCATCTTCACGGGTCATTGTCTTTTCTAAAATTTCTAATATTTTTTTTACTGAATAAACTAATTTAGTTTCATTTTCATCTAAACCTAAAATTGCAGAATCGAATCCGTAGATTGTAATAAATGTTTTATCAGCAAATGTTTCTTTTATTTTTTCTATCATTTATTGATAATTGTTCTAGTGCCGTTTAAAAGCATCCAATTTATATAAACCTAGTAACACACCAAAATACCTTTAAAGTTCCTTAAATGCTCTTAAAAGTATCTCTTTGTTCATTGTAAGGTGAAACACTAGTTCTGTGTTTGTCAAAATCTTTTTGAATGGCTTTCTGTGATTCTGCCATTTCCTTTTTGGAATCCTCAGAAATAACTTCAATTTTATCAAACCAGTTGTTTGAATTAGGATTTAAAAATAAAATTAAATCATCATTCTTTTTTAGATGTGAAGTTTTGAAAAAATCAAAATCTTTTTCATCTCTTATTTCGGTTGATTGTCCCGCGTAAATACTGGGCGCACAAATAGAATCTTTAAATACGTTTCCCTCTTTGCCATCTTGTTGCATTCTAGTAAACGAAACAATTTGGTAATTTTCTGAAAAAACATTTTTTAATGTTTGAAATGTTAATTCTGTAAGATTGATTTTTAATGACTGCATTGGTTGGTTTTTTTTGGTGTAAAAAATTGGGGGAATCTCACCCCCTTGTTTTTTTATTTTCCTTTTGCTATTCTTCTAACCTCTTTAATGAAGTCTGCTTTTGTAAAACCAAATCTATCTTTAGAAATAGAGATTGTTAACTCACCATCTTCGTAAGACTCTGTAGTGAATCCTGCTTCAACAAATCTATCTTCCATCTCTCCAAAAACTCCCTCGTTGATATCCTCTATCACTACATCGTATAATCTTGTAGCTTGGTCGAAGTCTATTGTTTGATTTAATATTTTCATAATTTCTAGTGTTTGTTTTTTTGTGGTTATAAATATTAATTTTTGGCTAAAGTAAAGATTAGTTTCATATAAACAAAGAAAAATAAAACTTTTTTTTATTTATTTCCATTTTTAAAGAACCAACCCCAGTTTCTATTGAACCGAAATTCTATCTTTTTAAGAACACTAACCGACCATTCAAACCATTTCGAGCAATTATTTTTCCCTCTAAACGCAAAGTGTTCAATTCTCTTTTTAATTCTTCTGAAGATAATTCTAGCTTTTGCATAAGAAATGGCAATGTTGTGCCGCTTTGATTCTTTGATTTTATTTGATTCTCGGTTATTGTCTGAAGTAGATTCATTCATTTTAATAATTTAAAACACAAAATCTTCATTGATGTAACGTGTTATTTCTTCAATAGCAGCATCAAACCCCTTTGCAATAACTGCGTAATAACCCCGCTTATTTAGCTTTTCAATCCATTCTTTTTGTTCTTTGGTTGGATATGATTTTTTATCTGCCTTTAATTCAATAAACATTCCGTGATGACGTTTCGTGGGGTGCATTATTTGCAAATCGGGAAACCCTTTCACATATCCCGATGCTTTCATTTTTTTCGCAACGCTCAGACTGGTACGCATTCCCCCCGCACTTGCACAATAAAGAATTTTTGGATAACTTAATTTCAGCCAATTTACAACTGCTATTTGAACCATCAATTCCCTTTGTGCCATTACAATTTTAGTTTTTCAGAAAGATTGATTTTTTCTTTCTTCAATTTTGACAAAGATAGTTTTATCATTTCTAATTCATAATCTTTTTCATTTCCCATCAAATCAATCAACGCCCTACTACTCCGCCCATATTGTTTTTTCTCTTTTGCTTGTTGTATCTCATTTTGAATTTTAGAAATTTTATCTTGGTCTTTAATTAACAAATCAAACTTTTTCAATTCCTTAAAAATTAAACCGCCCAAATTCGAAACATTTAAAATTCCATCATCACAAAATGTTTCATATGGTTCAATCAAATTCTTTTGTAAAAAATTATTCCGCAATCGCTTTGCCTCTTCTTTTGAAATTTTTGGTTCTTCATTCACATATTGTGTTTGTTGAACTTTTTGTTTTGGTGCAGATTTACCCCAATGGTCATTTCCAAACTTTCTGTTTTTTGAAACCTCAATTTTTGCCCAGTTGATGAAATGCGATTTAGTTTCTTTGATAGATTTAAAATTGTCCTCTTTTAATTTTTGTTCATCGATAAATTTCTGCAATAACTTATTTGTGAAATGTGGATTCAAAAGAAGATAACGTGAACAATGTTCAATCCACGAACTTTCATTTTTTAATTCATCAACTTGAATGCAAACCGCATTTGAAATAATTGTGTTCACTTGATTTTTTAGTTTAGGGTTATCACTTAAAACCTCTAAATCTTTTTTTATATATTTTTTTTCTTTTTCAAGTGAATTATTAGATGTTTTATTATCTGTATTATTATGTTTTAAATTTTCTTGTAGGCTGCCTTTAAGTTTTCTTATAGGCTGCTTTTGGGAATTGTTAAATGCTGCCTTTAAAATCCTTGTGCGACCATCAAAAGAAATTTGCTCAATAAAGCCTAGTTTTTTAAGTTTTGAAATGGATGTTGAAATGGTTGTTTTTGTCACACCTAAAAATTCAGCGAAATAATCATTTGATGCGAAACAACCCCGTTCGTTATCTAGCGAATTTATTTCTATGACTAAAATTTTATCTGTCCAACTTAAATCTTTATTTAAGTAAATTTCTTTTGGAATCCATATTCCTAAGAACTGGCGGTTTTCTTTGGTTTTTTTTTCTATCATTTGCCGAAATTAATTTAAAATCCTAAATCGTTAAATGAATTGTTATTAGTTTCTTGTTTTTGATTAAAATTTTGTTCTTTGTTTTTTGGAACAAATTGTGAAACTTCAACATAATGACTAATGCCGTTTTCCGCTTTGTTTTTGCGTTCTTTTATCTCTAAGGTAATTTTACCCGTATCGTCTGCAAAACTCTTTAATTGAGCCGCAAAATCATATGCATCTAAAATGTCGCATTTTAATATTGAACCGCCATTTTCAAATTTTCTTTCTCTAACAAAAATTCCGTTTAGAAATATCTTTTCTTTTTCTGCCATTTTGTTTTTTTTAGTAGTTAATTAATTCGTCTAATTCTGTTAAATTTAATTCTGTCATTCTGCCAATAGTTTTCAATTGGTTTAATCGAAACATTTGCGGGTTGTCGCAGTAACTTTTTATTGTTGGTTGTGACAGATTTAATTCTGTCCCCAATTCACGTTTTGAAACTCCGTGAAACCTTAGTGTTTTGATAAATTTGTTTTCTTTCGATGCCATCTTTTATGTTTTTAATTTTATTTAAAAATGCCTCTTTTAAACATTTCTTTGTATTGCTCTAAGCAATCTTTGTGAATTTGATTTTCCTTTAATTTAAAAGCTAATTTGTCCAGTTCTAATTTTGAAAGTTCATCAATGCAATCTAGTAATTCAGTTTTTTGTTGTACAGAATTATTTGAAGTTGAAATTAAACTTTCAACATAACCCAAATATCCAAATGATGGCTTTTCGTTTATAGTATCATCTAAAATTTTATCAATCCAATCTGAATCATTTTTTTGCTCCATTAGATTTTTTATTTTTAGTTGATTTTTTTACTTTTTCTATCGCCTTTGATTTGATTTTGGTTTTAATAGAATCCGTCTTTTTCTCTATCTCTTCTTTTGCATAAAGTGATTGATAATAGGGGTTTATTTCTTCGTTAGATTGAAACATATTTTTAATTAACTTTTTTTCAAAAGAAGAAGTTTCAACATTCTTTTTTGACATTAATTTGAACCCCCTAACTAATCCATTGGCATATGATACCGCGATGAAAAAACAGAAGAAAATAAAACCAAGAATTATTAATATGATTTTTAACATAAGATTTAAATTTTAATTTATTGTTTTTTGAAATCGTCACTTTCTACCTCAGAATAAACACCCAAAGAATAAAAGTTTGTTATTTGTAAAACCGCCCTTGCTTTTGAACGCTTTTCTGCCATTTCTAAATAATAGGTTGACTGGCAATTTTTAGGTTGTGCAGTTGCATAGGTTGGGATTCTAATTTTGCCATTCTCACCATCCATTGTTGCCGTGCATTTTACTGCGGCAAAATCACGTTCACAAACTACAACTTCATAATCAAGTTGTATGTTATCCTTTGACATTATTTTTTCAATGCCAGTTCTTGTGACAATCACAAACCCAAATGATTTGTGTTTAAATATATCTTCAGCATTTAAGCCATAATGAAGAAACATTTCTTTTAGTCTTTCTCTATTCGTGTTTGTTTTTTCAGCCATTTTTTTTGGTTTTTATAAAAGTAAATTTAATGAATTTTGTTTTACGTTGTGCAATTATTTTTCACTTAATTTATTCAAAACAAAAATTTCCATATCAATCAATTCAAGTGTTGCCTCATTTAAAAATTCTTCATATGAATATGCTTTTTTAAGCCATTGCGCAAACTTTTCTTTTTTCCTTTGGGTTATTATCTCCAAACGCTTTTTATCATCTCTCACGAACTCATAAATGCTATAATAGCTTTGTTCAATCTCAATTTGATATGTGGATTGAATTAAACCCTCATCATATAAATTAGACAATGCAGATGTCAATGTTTGGTGCGAGATACCAGTTATGTTTCTAAGTTCATAGGTATTTATTCCATTACTAGATTTTTTCATAAATGATGGAACACCATTTAAACTTGTGTGGTTTTTAATTTGTTTTAATATCTGTTCAGCATAGCATTTAATATTGCCGTTTTCGATATTGTTTAACCAAGTTTTAACTTTTGCTTTCATTTGTTTTAAACTATAGATTTTGAAATTCTTTTAATTTTATCTAGGCACACGTTGTGTTTTATAGATGCCAATATTACTTTTTCTTGTTCTGTGTTTATAATGAACGAATGGCAAACGTCACCCCTTATTTCACTAATTGCCGCATAAACTCTTTTCGCATAATCTAAATTTGCTTGAATTTTCTTTTCCATAAAT